AATTGTTGAAACCAGAAATACTCAAGGCGTGCTTGTAAAAGTCCCGTGGAAAGAGACAACGGCAAAACACAGACAGAACGCGGCAAAGCGGGCGGTTATGAAGCATTTCCTTGCCGATTACTGGTACGTTGGAAGGACGCTGGCGGGGTTGCCCACGAATCCTCCTTATGCCGAGGCTATACTCGGAAAAGATGGTCACCGAACAGTCGATCCGAGAGCAAGAGGATGGGTGTTCTGAATGTGCCAACGCTTTAAGTAAGATAAAAAAGGAACCCACTATAAATGAAAAGCGAGCCAAGAGTGTTAAGAAACCCAGGCCGGAGAAGCGAGTCATGAACATTAAGAAACCCAAAACGGAAAAGCGAGCCATGGGACAGAAGAAACCCAGATCGTCAAAGCGAGCCAAAGATAACAAGAAACCCAAGCAAAACAAGCGTACCAAAAACCAAAACACAGGAGGAATTGAAAGATGAAACGTTTAATAGTATCCGTAATGATTGTTTTATTTGCGACAGGTATTTTTTACATTCCGGCACAGGCGCAAGAAACCGTTGATGAAAATAGTTTTGAGCATCGTTTAACCGTTTGCGCCAAATTTGAGGAATTTGCCAAAACAGTCATGGAATGCAGACAGACGAGTGTTGTTTCTTTAACAGAAATGCTTAAGATAGTCGAAGAGATGGATATATCTGATAAAGGAAAAGATGTGTGTAGAATTATTATCTTAATGGCTTTTGAAGTTTCACAGTACACGACAGAAGAATATCGACAACGGGCAATTGAACGATTCGGAAACAGGGTCAGTCGTGAATGTCTAAGCGGTTATTTTGATAAATGATTAGAAATAAAGAAGATATTGAAACAGAGGGCTACTATTGGTTTAGATGGGTATCGCCTGATCGGGGGCCGTGTAATTCTACAATAGCCAAGATAATTGATTTGGGCACACAAAAGAAAGTATTAATATTTGATGATGAAGGAATAGAGGCATGGAATTTAGAGAGGATGAGGTATCCCCATCAGTTTGTAGGACCTATCTCAAATCCCCTTACGGAAGAAAATAGAGAGCAAATGGACTTAATGACACAGTACCTGAAAGACCCGAAATACCGACGCAGGTACAAGTGGGAAAGGTTCAAACTGCGTTGGTCAGAAAGATGGTGGGAGCTAAGATTGAAGCTAAAGACTTTTTTGCAAAAAGTCTAGAATAGGAGGAAAGAAGGATGGAAATAAATGATTTACTCTTATCACTAAAAGAAGCGTTTGACCCTGACAGAGAACCGTTACCAGATATTGCAATTTGTAGGTGTGGATGGAGGGGTCCAATTTCAGAATGTGATACAAACCTCGATTACAGCGAGGGAGACTGGGAATGTGGTTATCGTATAGTACACCTTTGTCCTAAATGCGAGGATGGGGGTAGTATAGACAATTATGATATGTCTGACAAAGTTCTTGAGGCTTGGAATTCATGGTTCAAGGGTAAAGAAACAAGTTGAGAGCGAACAGTTAAAAATTCGAGAAACAAAGGTAATCGGTAATGCAAATCACCGCTACAACAAAAGACGCGTACTATTTGCTTCATGAAGGGTCGTTGGCGTTCGCACGTGCCGAGCAGGTAGGACTTAGAATTGATGTTGAATATTGTGAAAGACAAAAAATAATCCTCGACAAAAAAATCAACCGATTGAAAACTAAATTTGAGGAAACGAAATTCGGCCAAAGGTGGAAGCAGATATACGGAGCAAAATTCAATCTGAACTCCAATCCGCAGTTATCTTATTGCCTGTACAAAGTTTTGAAAATAGAGCCTGTCAAACTGACCGATACCGGCATGGGTTCGACTGATGAAGAGGCGTTGTCATCCCTTGAAATGCCTGAATTAGACTTGCTCCTGCAAATCCGTAAACTGATGAAAGTCAAAGACACCTATTTGGACTCTCTTGTCAGGGAGCAAGTGCGAGGAGTGGTTCATCCTTTCTTCAATCTACATACAGTGCGGACCTACCGCTCAAGTTCTGACAGACCTAATTTTCAGAACATCCCGAAAAGGGATAAAGAATCACAGAAGATAGTTCGCGGCGCGATCTATCCCCGCCCCGGCCATCAGTTGTTGGAAGTGGACTACTCAGGGATAGAGGTCAGGATAGCCGGTGTCTATACACAGGATGAGAAGTTGATTTACGATACAGTTCATGGGGACATGCACACGGATATGGCTATTGAATTGTACATGCTCGATTCCCTGAACAAGCATCATTCAGGAGAAGCCCAGTTGCGGCAAGGGGCGAAAAACGGTTTTGTCTTTCCTCAATTCCGGCGATTATTACGGTAATTGTGTACCTAACCTTCTTAAATGGGCGAAGGACGCTACTCTTGAGGACGGCACGCCTGCCTTAGTCCATCTGAATGATAAAGGATTAGTGAAACTGACCAAAACAGGGAAACTTAGAAACTCGGATAAGTTCACGGATCATGTAAAACAAGTTGAAGATCAATTTTGGAATGATCGTTATAGAAAATACACTGAGTGGAAAGAAAAGACTTGGAGAAGGTACCAAAAAACAGGATACGTCGAATTCCTTAGCGGGTTCCGTTGTTCGGGAGTCATGCGAAAGAATGAGGTGTTGAATACTCCTATTCAGGGAACGGCCTTTCACTGTCTTTTATGGTCATTCATTCAGGTTGACAAACTTTCCCGGAAAGAGAAGTGGGATACCAAATTAATCGGGCAAATACATGACTCAATGCTCCTGGATGTAAATCCAAAAGAACTGAATGAAGTGGCTAAGAAGGTGCAAGACATTAGTTGCAACGAATTATCTAAGGCATGGCCCTGGCTAAACGTTCCTCTTGAAGTAGAGGCGGAGATTTGTCCTGTGGATAGACCGTGGGCGGACAAGACAGACTGGGAAATTCCGAACAATTTTTGATTTTTTTCATTTTTTTTCGCCACGAAATGAATTTTTTTTATATAATATATATATAGAGAGGATTAAATGTTTGCCAGAACCAGAGTTACTACCTTGACACCCTTAAAGGCGATAAGAAAGCACTGTGTCTCCTGCGTTGGCAGTCCCTACGAAGTGGCCAAGTGCGGCGGGGATAAGATGCTTGGAGGCCAAGGTGACAAGAATAATATTTGCTACTTCTTTCCGTACCGATTAGGCAAAGGCCGTCCCTCGGTTAAAACAATTCGTAAGTTTTGTCTTGAGTGCATGGGAGGGGACAAAGCCAGGCGGCAACAAACAAAAGAGGTATTGGAAGGAGTTGAAAATTGCCCTTCGTTGGATTGCACGTTGCACCTCTTTCGGTTAGGCACAAACCCTAATCGTTCCGGAGTGGGGGGTTCAAAGTAGAATGAGTTTATACCTGAAATACAGACCAAAGTCATTGGATGAGATATACGGCAATTCCGATCTGGTAAGGACTTTATCCAATATTCTGTCCGATGTTGAAACTTGTCCTCAAGTCTTTATGCTACACGGTCCCACCGGTTGTGGGAAAACAACTATCGCCAGAATCATAGCCGACAGATTGGAATGCAAAGGTATGGACTTGCGGGAAGTGGATGTTGCCGACTACAGGGGGATTGATTCAATTCGGGAAATCAGAAAGCAGGCGCAGTTCCGTCCTCTTGAAGGCAAGTGCAAAGTTTGGATTCTTGATGAATGTCATCGGCTAACGCCGGATGCTCAATCCGCCTTGCTGAAAATACTTGAGGATACTCCTAAGGATGTTTATTTCATTCTTTGCACAACCGACCCTCAAAAAGTATTGCCTACAATACGCGGACGGTGCAGTCAATTTCAGGTCAAGCAATTGTCCCCTGATGATATGTTCGCTTTGTTAAGATCAATAGTCAAGGCGGAAGAAGAGCGACTGCCAAAAACAGTATACGATCAGATTATCCAGGATAGTTTAGGGCATCCGAGGAACGCCATACAAACGCTTGAACAAGTGCTGCAAGCGGAGCCGGAAGACAGATTAAAGGTAGCCAAGAGAGCGGCGGAGGAACAATCCCAGTCTATTGAGCTTTGCCGAGCATTGTTGAAGGGCGCGGGATGGAAGGAGATCACAAATATCTTGTCCGGTCTACAAGAACAAGACCCTGAAGGAATTCGCCGCCACGTCCTTGCTTACTGCAACAGCATTCTACTGAAGGGAAGAAATGATCAGGCGGCGCGGGTAATGGAGGAATTCATTGAACCTTTTTGGAATGCGGGCAAACCAGGATTGACTCTTGCTTGCTATTCCGTGATTTTTGGAGAGTAAAATCATGAATTATGAAAGAGACATAAAAATTGATGAATTGGCATTGGATGTGGAATGGTTGGAACAGCCCCGCCTGATGCTGAAGTACAGCAGACATGCGGTGGAAACGAGAAAGACATTGGACAAAGCAAAGTTGAATTTGGATGTTGCGCGGGCGCGGTTGGACAAGAAAATCCGCGCAAACCCAGGAGAATACGGCCTGGCTAAAGTAGTGGAGGCTGCGGTGCAAAACGCCATCTTGGACGCGCCTGAATATCTTGAAGCGCATGAAAAATATCTAAACGCCAAATACGAGGCGGAGATGGCACGGGTGGTTGTCCAATCTATTGAACAAAGAAAGGAAGCCCTTGAAAATTTGGTGCGCTTGCATGGCCTTCAGTATTTCGCAGGGCCAAGAGTGCCCCGCGACCTGTCCAAGGAAGTTCAACAGCGACATCAACAAAAACAGGTGGACGGCAGGGTGGCGTCGGCCATGAGGCGTAGGAAGAGGAGTGCCGACGAATGAGATGGGAAGTAATACTTATATGTATTATATGCGGTGCCATATTTCTATACCCTTGTTTTATTTACTTAATCAGCAAAGCGCAAATGTTGGGATGGTTAACCGGATTGAATCAATTTTTTGAACAGGAGGTAAAAAAACATGGCAAGAAAAAGCCAGAGGAAAAGTAGGTTTGCAGGCAAGGTCAAGGCTAACGCCAAAAAACAGCGTCAAGCCCAAACCCAGTATGGATACCTGAACCTGCCTCGTGAAATTAATGTGTTTAACCCTGAACCCGGTTCCCGGGTAAAGCTGGACTTTCTGCCCTATGAGGTGACGGACGCAAGGCACCCTGATCGTGACAACGAGTTGGGAGTGGCCATTCCCGGTGAGCTTTGGTACAAGCGGCCTTTCAAGGTTCACCGTAATATTGGCGCGGGCAATGAAACAGTGGTTTGTCCTTCATCCGTGGGCAAAAAATGTCCTATCTGTGAATACCGGAGGAACTGGACGCGTTAAAGCTCTCGTACCGCAACCTGTACGTGGTAGTTCCTAAAAATTCCAAGAAGCATGATGAGGAACCCCATATCTTCGATATCAGTCAATTCCTCTTCCAAAATTTGCTTACGGATGAACTGGATGAGGATGAACTGGATGAGGATGAACGGTATGAAACATTCCCTGATCTTGAAGAGGGATGGACTTTGCGCGTTCGATTCGACAGCCGGACAATCGGTAGCGGAAGGCCGTTCGCCGACGCTTCCCGGATTGACTTTGAGGAAAGAGACGCACCCTATGATGAAAGCATACTGAAGAAAGTGCCTAACTTGGATGAAGTATTGAATGTCTTATCGTACACGGAGCTTGAACGGAAGTTTATGGAATTGGAAGATGAACCGGAACCGGATGAAGAAATTGTGGAAGATGAAGTAGAAGATGAAGAAGTTGTGGAA